ATTGTGATCGACATTTACAGTTACTGCTGCAGATCCGTCATAATTATGAGTATTAATTGTTTTAACAATAAAAGTTGATACAGGAACAGGAGGTGTTGCAGCCACGTTAGCGGTTGGCACAGTAAAAACTGTTGTCAAATCTGTTGTAGTAACATTCGTGATAAATCTTTTAAAAACATCAGCCATTAGAAAAAAACCAACTCCTTCTGGTGGACTCTTCTTGAGTATCAATAGTGTATGAACTATTTAGTTGTTGAATTAAATCCTCTAATTGTCTAATAAGTTCAGCTTGTTGTTGACTATCATACTCATCTCTTGGGTCTGGAAATCTTGTTAAATTAAGTTTTGCCATTATCTTCTACCGTCTGTTTGTATATCAAATCTTTGCGTACCTAGTCTCCAAGCAGTTCCTGTTGTATTAGATACAACATTGACAGTGAACTCTCTACCTCTACCACGTAGACTTACAAAGTCCGTGGTGTCTGTAAAACTAGTTGTTTTAGTTACACTTGTGCTATTGTTGGGGTAATTTTTAAATTCAAGTTTTGCATTTAAAACACCCTCTTGATCTTCAATGTCTGGTATAATTTTAGACACAAAAGCAAACTCATCCCCTTGAGCTATTTGTACTACACCAGATTTTACAAAAGCTGTTATTGCTTGACCGTCTCCATTGTTGCCTGTTTCGTGTAAAAATACTGATGAGGCACCATCAGTTAATCCACTTATCACTTCGTTGTTAGCGGTGGCTGTGGAACTGTACTCTGTTGCTATAGGATTATCATACACCTCTCTGTCAATCCATGTCGTTCTTGATAAAGTGCCAGTCCACCATGTTCCCTCTAAATAGTTGTAAGCAACTATAGCGTTTATTTGATCTGATCCTGTTCTAGGGTAAAACCACATAATCTCATTAAACTCACCATTATGTCCTGCAAAGGCATTTTCTGATCCAGTTACATTAATATTATTGAAAACAAATTGCTCAACAGTGCAAGGTAATTTTTTAACAGAGCCATCAAAGAGAAAGAAGGAGTCTTGTGACATCCAATAACTTACACCATTAATATCAACGCCTGCATGACTTCCAACAATACCGCAGTTTTGACCTAGTTGTCTTAAACCAAAAGTGAAAGGTGGACCAATAAATTGTAAACTATGTAATGATGTATCTGTCCAAACTAATATTTGTCCCCTAGATCTTTCTGCAGCCACAATCCGTGATCCGTCGGCAATACGTAAGGAACCAGCAGTATTTTCTGCTGTTGGTTGATATGTGTTTCTATCTTCCTGATTTGAGAATCTTAATAATAAATCATCTTGTGAGTTAGTGGTGCCAATTGTTGACTCGGTGCCAAAAAATAATACGTGTCTGTCTGGTGTGGACACCAGACTTAATCTAGATGCAGTCGGTGCGTTTGTAATAGCTGTGGCTCTTGTAGACACACCAGAGGTAGGGCTCCATTCAAAAGCCCCTCCATTTAAAACTGTGGCAATCAATAATTGACCAAAATTGTCTAGAGACCACTGTCTTGCCTCCAAAGTAACATTAGATGTGCTAGACGGTGTACCCCATGTGCTTGAACCCCATGTATCTGTGCCCCAACCAAAAGCTGAAGTAGACAGTTCAGGCCCTATATTAATTTGATATTTTATATTTCCAGTGCCACCACCACCTGATGTTGATCCTGATGCAGCTGATGTGGCAGTAACAACATAGGCGTTTGTATTTGCCACAGATGTTATCTCAAACTCTTTGTTCATATCTAATCCATCTATGGCAGAAAAAGAATCAAAGGTTACGAAGTCTCCTTTTTGTGCACCATGACCTGTGTCTGTAACAACCACAGATGTAGTAGCATTTGTCGTAAAAGGATTAGAGATAGAGGATGTTGTTTTTCTTAGAGGAGTAATATCATAAGCTCTTCCTTCCTCAAAAACATATAACTTTCTATCTGTCCCAAATGCATCATACCTAGTGCCATCAAGAGCAATCCACGCATGTTGATCTCTGACTACACCCACTAATGTGGTTGAAAGAAATCTCTCCCACCCCTTTATTTTTTGAGCAGATCCTTGAAAGAATCGTACCATATCACCATCAGTCCATTTACCCTGACCTGTATAGTCAGTAACTTCCTTATTAATACCTGGAGCTGGTCTAAAATTTACTAGGGGCATAAGCTAAATATATATAAATTACTCTTTTTTAGCAAGTAAGGTTCCAACATGTCCTCTATATGCTCTATTGCCAAAATGAGTGAGAGGACTAGCTAAGTCAGCCCATATTTCACCACCACACTCTTGCCATAGTCTTGAAAAATAATAATCCTCAGATAAATATCTTTTTTGATCTACTGTTTGATAGGGTCCGACAGCGAATAAATCGTAACAATTATTTGATCTATAATATAGCCCATTGACTATCTGATCGGTTTCATATTTTCTCTCAGGAAACTTTTTCATCATGGTTGTAAATACTTCTCTTTTAACCAACATCATTCCTGTGGCTGCTTCGTTTACTCTAAAAAATCCGTTCTCTCCTTGTAGATCAGTAGGATTATCAAAATTTACATTGTAGCCTAAGGCTCTAGCCTCCATTTCATCAGAACTAATATCTGGGTACTCCTCTAAAATACCTTTTATCTTCTCAAGATGTATGTGCTTTCTAGGGTAAACCCCACAAGCTACATCCTTGTCAGCACAAAGAAGTCTTTCAACATTTTGCCAATGAAAGCCTATGTCTGCATCAATAAATAATAAATGTGTGGCAGCGAAATCAGTTTGATCTAACATCATCGACACAATTGTATTACGTGCTCTAGTTATTAAACTCTCATTACCCATTGTTTGTATTCTCATTTGAATGCCGGTGTTCATGGTCCATGATTGTAGTTCTAATAATCCATGTAAAGTTGGTTCTGTTAATAAACCTCCATACATAGGCATCCCTAAAAATACTTTAAATTTTTTATCTTTTAATTCCTCTGGTTTAATCATCGCCACTCCTTTTTACTAATGCCCCAACGGCAATTTTTTTCCCTAAATTACTTTTTTCTGCTGAGTGTAACATATCACTTTTAAAATAAATCAACTGTCCCTTTTTTGGAGTAACTCTTTCGCCACTAGCAAAAACTGTGTCCCCGTCAGAGTCATTTAAATAAAGTATAAATGAGTAATCCTCTGTTTCTCTATGATCGTGTTCTAACTGATAACCACCAAAGAGGTATTCAATTAAGTGAACATGAGTGCACATTACTTTTTTTTGTTTAGTTATATCTTCAAGGACCTCGTCAATTAAAGACTTTGTACTTAGAAAATCTAAAATATTTGCAGTTTGAAAACCATTTACAGTGGCTACGTCTTCACTTGCCTTAAAATTAGCTAACTTAAGAAGTTCTAAAGATTTTACAAGTTCATCTACAAGTGAATGTTTAATTACGAATTTTTCTATCATTGGTTTTGTTATTCATAAAGTTAAAGGCAACAGTAATTCTTTTTTCTTTACATGCTTCTACATAGTGATGCATCCATGCTGGAAAAAATATAAACATACCATTACGTTCATTGATCTTATGTATTTGGTGATCCTCCCACTCCCTCGTTGCGCCTAATGTATACTTGGGTTCGATAAAATTTAAATTACCATCACCTGCTTTAACAATAAGAACAGCACAATAATCTACGAAAAAATGTGCATGTGGTAAGGATTTATCGTCTTGTTGATAATAATTAATCCAAGCTTCCCAACATGACCAATTACTATAATGAGTATTTAAATTTTTTGATATTTCTGGCAAAACTTTATCACTTGCAAAACTACTTATGTTTCTTATTATTTCGTATCTTAAGCCGTTCCATCCAGATGTTTTTGCTTTGACATTGTCTAAATCTTTTTTCCAATTTTCTTCCTCTCGGTCTGCTAAAGACTGTATTTCTTTTACAAGACTCTCATCTAAATAAGTGTAAAATAGTTCAGTGGGAAAAATATCTTCTCTTTGTATTTTTATATCCATTTTTGTTAGTCTTTGGTCTCACCTAACATAAGCCGTTTATCATATTTATGATCTTTATATTTTCCATCCTGATCTACGTAATGTAAGAACACTGTCATAAAATAATCATGTTGACATTTTTCTCTCCAATGAAGTTTATCCATACCTTGAAAAATTAAAGCAGTATTAGGTAACATTGAAAACTTATGTTCTATTTTTAAGGGTATAGATTTACCCTCTCCATCTACATATTTATAATCACTCATGCTATCTTCTTCACCAATGAAAATTTCATAGGGTTTTTCTATTGGATCAGAGCCTAAGCAAAGAGCCACTGTATATTCACAAGCTGGTCTATCATCGTGCACGGGTAGATCGCTTAATTTATCATATATTCTAAAATACGTGTAAGTTGGGTGTAGATTTTTTTTAGTGTTTTGTTCTATAACTGGAGTGCTTAAGTCCATTAATGTTTCCATTACAAAATCACTATATTCTCCTATGAGGCTATTACTTTGTGTATCTACTGAACCTTTAAAATGTTTTAGATTACCATATTTAATTAAGCAATAGCTTTGCACAAAATTAAAAATTTGTTGTGGTAAAAAATCTTTTATAAACAGAGGTTCCATTAGATTACCCAACCGATCAAAGCATATCGAGTCCCACTGGTTATTTGATTAACAGAATGTGGAAACATAAAATTTGAAGGAAAAATTATACAGTCACCAACATTTTGAGGAAACTGATGTTTTTCATTACCAAGATCAAAAACAAATTCACCTCCTTGAAATTCATTGTTCAATCCTATTGTAACTGATAGATGTCTGTTTTCACACTTCGTTCCAAAATCTACATGCATGTCATACCCAACCTTATGTTTGTTAGATTGATAAGTTAATAAATCTAATTGTGATATCTTTTCTATATGTAAATAGGGAAATCTATCCTTATAACTGTTTACCACCTCATGTATTTTACTTTTTACATAATTACTAATTATTCTTTGTCCGAAGGATGAAGGGTTTAACATATTAGTAGTTTTACAATTTCTAATATTTTTATTGACCCCTGCTACGATTTGAGCATCTTGAGAACCTGTTGAGTAATATGAGATTATTTTTTTACAAATGTGATTAGGAATTAATTTTTTAACTTCTAGTATATGGTCTTTCATAGTTTCTTTTTTTTATACACAGTAACTTTAGTAAGTTATACTGTGTGCAGAAAGATAAGTATTTCTCTCTGTGTCGGCTTTTGCTGTCGCTTGTGATGTATCGCAAACAAAATCTTCTTCTGAATTTCCTGCGTCTGTCCAAACTTTTTTTTGTGCAGCATAATCGCTGTCATAAGCAGCTTGCCAAGTATTGTGAGCTTCACAACGAATAACAACATTAGTAGCCCATTGAGGCATTGATGATATAGATTCATTATCTCTATTATCAGTGAACTCTATTGAACCAGTATTTGTTGTTGCATCCCACTGTAGAGCATGAACACTAGAATCAATTTCTGTGTGAGATCTTAAATTGTAAAAAACATTAGCGTCAAGGTAAACATCTGATTCTGTGTTACCTGTGCCTTTAGCAGGGCCATCACCATCTAAATTGCCACCAGCATCAAAAATTATTGTTATTCTACTATTTACGGTTGTGTTGTTTACGGTTGTTGCCATCTTTTTTTACCTTTTTAGTTGATACCTTTTTAGGTTTATCCTTAACTTTTACCTTATTATTACTCAGTTGTAAAATGGTATTATCTTCTAAATTTTTATCTTTTGTATCTATGGCTTTTTGATGATCTCCAATTAATTCAAAGATAGAAGTAGCTGTAGCCATAGCCCTTTTAGCGTCTGAACTTTGAGCTAATACCTTAGTCATTATATTATTAGACTGTACCATTTCATTTCTGAAGGATTCTGTAGCGGCAGTTGTGCCTAATATTTGTTGTGAATTTTCTACTAATAGTAAAGGAATCCATGCAATAGAACACCCCCACTCTTGAACATCCATCCCTGTTTGTGGATGTTTACCTTGTAACATGTTGTACCAAACACATTGATGTTTTATACACTTTTTATTTAGAAGAGGACACTTCCCGTCAGGGTCGAATATTGGCATTAATCTTTTGCAGCAACAATCACATTAGCAAATTTAATATCCATAGCAGGTATTGAAAGTGGAGTGTCTGCTGTTGCAGTGCTGGTTAAACTACCTGTAAATGGGTGTGTATGCGATCCACCTCCACCAGTGCTATCAGTATTAAGTGAAAAAGTTTGAGTGGCTTGACCACCAGGTCTAAGATTATTATTTGCATCTACTGCAGTAGCTGATGGAGCAGATGGTGCAGGTAATTGGTTTGGATTTAATTGACCAAATCTTCTTGCGTGAGTATGGCCTGGTATTTCTGGAGTAGAAAGTGTATGACCTCCTACAGTTCCTGAAACTGTACCTGTAACAGGGATAGCTCCTGTTGTTAAGGTTCTACTTGAACCAAATGTAGTTTGAAAAGTATCAGAACCGCCTGTGCCTCCACCTGAACCTACTACCACACGAATAGCAGCATTACCTAAAGCTGCCGCTGTGTCTTGAGTCCAACCTGTTGGTGCTGACGCTTGGAAAAAAAGTTGTTTTGTTCCTGAAGGAAAAGCTTCAATACCTGTTAAGTTTGCACCACTACCTGTAAATGTTGTAGCAGACACCGCACCATTAGTTCTAAGAATAATATTACCACCACCAGCAGTAACGGTATCTTTAAAAGTAGTAGTCCCTAATAAAGAAGTTGATACTTCAACATTAAAGTTTGAAGAACCATCACAGTAAACTCTTGAGTATGCACCCTGAGTTACTAAAGCACCATTAGCTGTATGCCCTGTGGCTGCTATGGTTAAAGTTTGAGAACCTGTTGTATTATTAAAAAATAAATATTCACTTTCCACCGCTGGAATAAACACAACGATGTCACCTGTCAAAGCACCTGTAAGCTCAATTACTTTATTAGAAGATTCAGCGGTGTCTGAAGCATTAGCTGTTGTAAGGGTAATATTAGAAGAACCCGCTACAGATTTTGATAAATATCCTGCTGCAAAGGCATCTAAAACTTCTAAATTATTATTGGTGTTTGTACCCCATGTATTGGCGTTAGCGCCAGTAGCCATGAGTTCTAGTTTGAGTCTATCTGAATATGTACTTGCCATGTTTAAACCTCTCTAAAATATATCTTTTTTTGTTATTCAAGCAACACCTTTTATGCTGCGTCTACCTCTGTCCATGTATTAGAGGCTCCTGTTACACGATTAGTCCACGTATTACTTGCTCCTGTGACTACATTAGCCCAAGGGGTGCTAAATGGATCACCTAGAGTTGATGTCATAGTCAACCCTGTGATATCAACTATGGCTCCACCTGTAGCTGTTTCTGTGCCCTCTGCAAAAGTTAAGGCGACTGTAGATACACTTACAATAACTCCTGTGCCTACCTCTACTGTTTCTGTGCCTAATGAGAAACTACTAGATAAACTACCCAAAGTTACCAACGCATCAGCTTCTGCAACTGCAGTTCCTAAAGCTGATGTCATCGCCACTGAAGGCGCATCTACCTGCGTAAAGATATCAATGGTTACTGCACCTATGTTAAAATCAAGTTGATCTGACGGAGCTATGACTCCAATATTACCTTCACCAGTAATACCTGATGCACCTGATAATGCTGCTCCTATGGTTAAACTACCTAAAGTTTCTACTGCGGTGCCTGTTTGTGATGTTGTGCCTAAAGCACTTGTCATGCTTAGGCCTGTGGCAGATACAGTTACACCCGTACCTACTTCTTGTGTGGTCGTGCCAAGGGACGTTGACATTGAAACGCCTGTGACACTAACTTCTTGCGTTATGTTTTCATTCCATGCAAAAGAACCCCAAGTGTTTCTGCCCCATCCTGCATCTACAGTTCCTGATCCTGTTTCATCACCAACTGCAAAAGAAACTGATAAGCTGCCTAAAACAACTCCTGCTCCTTCTTCAATTGCTAGTGCGCCAGATAATTGAGTTTCAAAAGAAACACCAGTAGGAGATACCACGTGTTCTGGTTCAGCAGTTGGTGTACCTAAAGTTGATGTAAGTGTGACTGGAGAGGGAGGTACAGAAACATCAGCAGTTGCCGATACTGTACCTAATGCTGTCGTTGAAGAAACACCTGTAAGGGTTACAGTAACAGAACTTTGCTGTCCCCAAAAGCCTTGCCCCCACGTGCCCTCATTCCAAGCATCTGCCATGGTGATGACCTCCTATATTAAGATAATCTTAATATAGCACTTGAAGCATCGTTAGTTGGGAATGCGATTGTGAATGTACCGTTTGTTGATGTCTTTACACTACCAAAATCTAAAACTGCAATAGCTGCATTAGTATTTGTTGATGATCTGTTATAGATCAAAGCTGCCTGAGCGGATATTGTCGCTGAAGTAAAACTTACATTTGCAAAGTCAACAAAAGCTGTTGAAGCTGTTGCGCTTGTTTTGGTTAAGCCAATGGTTGCACTTGTTAAAGTTGCACCGCCACTAGCATATGTTCCTGAGTTTCCAACTTCGTTAGCTGTTGAAAACGCTGTAGTGTTTCCGTTTAAAGTTGCAGAGTCGGTGAAGAGAGCAAGATTAATTGTATCGTTATCAATATCGTGATCCCCTGCCAATAACTCCTGTTTAAAGGAAGCACAGACTGCTTGGTTTATTGCCATTTTTAACTACCTCCTGGGTCTACTGATCTTAGGGGGAGTCGTAATACACCATCACTGTACTCATCCCTACGTTTACGTCCCATCTGCTCTTGTGCAAAAAGCTGAAGAGCTTGTTGGAACTTCTGTGTGTATAATTGCATATCTTTGTCATTTTTCAAGTATGAAAACGCTTCAGATAGCGTTCCATACAACAACACCTCTGAGGCATTGTTGGATAAAAATGTTGTGGTAGTTGTGGATCCAGAACCGTTTCCTAATCTTTGTGGAGTTTCGTTGTACCACATCTCTACTGTGTAAGCTGCGTTTGGAGTAGGAGCCACTACTAATTGTGTTGCATCCCAGTTAGCCCAATACTTTGGCTTTCCTGTAAAGTTAGTATCGGTTGTTGATCTCTCTGGAATATACTCATCTATGAAAGTTGTATCTCTTTGCTGTAGCCAAGTTCTAGTCCCATCAGTTTCAACTAATTGTAACCCTCTAGCAAATTTAAATCCACCCTCAGGACCACTGACATCTAAAAAAGCATTATTAGCTGTAAAGGTTGTTGTTGCGTATCTTCTTTGGTCATCACTATCAACTTCTCTTGAGACTTTATTTTCTGTGTTTGTAATAAAAACATTTATAACTGTGTTTGTTAAAACATCAGATGTAACCTCTGTATAGTTTCTTACGTTATCTAATAATTCAGAATAATTCATGATATCACCACAGTCACATTACCAACTGCTGAGGACATTATCAAGTCATCTCTAATAGGTGAGGGCTGCATTCCAACACTATCAAAAGGTGTACTGTTTGGAAAACCTACATCAACAATTAAAGGCTCTGTTCTATCCGGTCTAGGATTTCTTAAAGCCTCTGGATCTGGTTTTGAATAGGGTGGATCTAGTTGAGGGTGTTTTGGTTCATAACACTCTGGACAAACGAGAAGTCCATTCCACTCTTTTTGTAAATCTAAATAATCATATTGATAGCCACAACGATCACAAATCGCTTGTGATTTTTTTCCAACTGCAAAAGTCATATTTAACTTCCTCTAAAAAAATTTTGTGGCACTAAATGAACAGATGTTCTCTGCCCATCCTCTGTTAAAGCTCTTTGTAGTTCATCCTCGTAGTATAATTTCATTTCTTGAACTCTACCTGCGTTATGTTTTTGTGCTAAATAAAATGAAAGTCCAGAAACCATACAAGGTAAAAATCTATATGGTGCATCAGGTGTGTTTGTGTAAGCACCTGCATCCTCAATCCTAGCAACATAAAAATAATTAATTTGTGTATCAGTTACATTAGGAGTTAAATATAAATTTATTTCAACGTTAGATAAATTTCTTCTAACATAATATTGACTTGGTGTGCCTGTAGAACTTTTATTTGGTATGGCTTGATACTCTGATCTAGAAATTTTAGTCATGGTCGTATCGGTGCTACCATTTCTAAAAACTGCTTCTAGCACGTCACTAGTGTCAGCAGGAGCAGTATAGGTTGTACTATTGGCTACTAGGTTTTGTGTGTGATTAACAACTTTCCAAAGATGGATGCCTCTGTTGCCCCATTCGGATAATAATAAATTTAAACTTCTTCTGGCTGATTTTAAATCATAACCAGTTCTAACTTGTTTACCGATTCTCTCAAAAGATTCTTCGATAACCTCGTCAATATTTAAATTAAAATCTGTTGTGCCTGAAGTAGCCATAGTAGATTATTTCTTTTTCATCATTCCGCCGCCACGTTTTTTCATTATACCGCCGCCACGTTTTTTCATGACTTGTTTCTTTTTAGCCATTCCGCCATCCATCATTCCCATGGCCATGGCTTTTCTTGGTGAAACTGCACCGCCCATCATCATCTTCTTGGCTGCCATTCCACCACCACGCTTCTTCATGACTTGTTTTTTCTTAGCCATGCCTCCGCCTCTTTTTTTGATTACTTGCTTCTTTTTCATCATGGTGTCACCTCTTTTTGTTTAGTTTTTCATACGTATGTTGCCTTTCAGCCACTACCTCATTGTAGTATTCTTTAGGCCATTTCTTATAATACCCTATCTTATGTAGTTTGCAACTTGCATCATACAGCTGTTTAAATTTTTGTATCAGCATCATAGAGTATTCTAAATCACCATGTGTTACTGGTGCATCTGTAGGGTCACATAAAAATTCTTGATCTTGAGGATCAGCAGGAGTTTCAGGATGAAAACCCATAAAATACACATCTCGTCTATTGTATGTTTTGTTGTAGAAATCTATTTTTTCTTGAAACTGATTGGGATCGTATTGTTCAAAAAAAGGATCACAATAAATTATTATATCGTGTTGTTTTTTATCCCAAGATTTTAAAACAGTGGTTAGTTGTTTTTCATACTTAGATTTGTCCATGCGAACTTCTATTCGCACTTTTCCATCTTTTCTCCATTTAGCTGCAAAAGGACATGCAGGGAAACCTATATGTTTGTTCATCGGTTCTAAGACAGTCTTAGACCAATTAATTACATCAAGCTTTATTTTTTCTGCTTGTTTTTTTCTTGACACTCGGTAACAACCCTTTGTTGACTGCTCTTGCCCTTTCTGAAAATCCTAATTTCTTACCAGTTCTAATTTTATTTTTTATGGTGGATACTTTGGCTACCATTGATTATGTCTTGAATCTTGCTGCTGCATTATTTTTTTTTTCTAACCGTTTGAGCTGCTCTTCTAAATTGTGCTGCAGTTGGTGCTCCCTTCTCACCTTTCTTTCTCATCTTCTCTCCACGTTTTCTTTTAGCGTGAATATTTGCGTATAAGCCTTTTCTCATTTTTTCTTTGTGGTTTTCTTTTTACCACCTCCTAGTAAATCTTTATCAGCTTTTCTTGCTCCACCTTTACCACTGACAAAAGATTTTACACGGCCCATCGCCCATTGATGTGATGAAACTTTTGGTCTGGAACCAGAGCTGTAGTAAGCCCCTAATCCTCTTTTATAAACTTTATCTAAAGTGCTTTTAGAAAACCTGCTTGCGCCAGGTATACTTTTATATTTTGACATTAGCCCTTACTCCTTTGTTTGCTAATTTTATCCATCATAGCAGGGGTTAGTTTGCCTTGTCTATACAGTTTTGCAGTTCTTTTAATCTCTGCCTCTCTTGCTTTTGGATTTTTTGCACCCCTTACATATTTTCTAGGAACGCCTCCCTTTGTTTTAGGCACCCTCTTAAACTTTCTTTTACCTCCGGTAGAAACTTGTTTTCTCATTTGTGATCTTGATATTGCCATTAAAAATCAGAAGTTTTAATTAAAAACTCCTCTATCCAAGCGATCCTATCATCCATATCCAATATTTTAGATTTTATTATAGCAATATCTTGTTGCATTTGTGCAACACTATCAGCCTTCTTTTCCACTGCGTTTAAGCGTTCAGACCACATACCCCATGTCATGCCGACTGTTGCAATCAGCACAACATAAGGTAGGACTGTTTTCATCTCTATCTTAATCGACATACACAATCCTCATCTGTTTTACAATCGCACATGGTATACTCCTATTTTGATTTAGCTGACATACTGTTTAAAGGATTATTTAAAGCCTTATCTATCTTTAAGTCAAGGCTTTCTTCTAATAATTTCATCTCATCAAGAAGTTCTCTTGCGTCTTCTTTTTGTCTATCTTCCACGTCATTTACAATCTCTGTTATGTGTCTAATATCCCCATTCATTTGACGAAGATCTGCTTTCATATCAGATCGCATATCTCTCGCTACATCAGATATTATAGTGATTTCTTGCAGTATCATGTCTATCTCTGATTTTAAAACAGCCATGCCCTCATCATATTGGGAAAGGTCCGGCTCGGTATACAAAGTTATCTTCTCAC